GCATGGTCTTGTCCATGAAGAATTTGGAGATAAGCCTGTAGCTGTATTTTGCATCCCGTTGAGGAACGACGCATGAGCACGACTTTCAACTGCCCCTATTGTAAAAAGGAACTTAACTTTATGGAGATTCAAATGGACAAAGACCTGCGATTTGTTTTCGATGTACTGCCCTCATTCGGGACCCGATATTCTAACCTGGTCATGGGCTACGCCTGCCTGTTCGGGGTGACGCCGTTTCAGATCAAGGCTAAAAAGCTACGGCTCATCATGGAAGAGATGAAGCGGCTGTTTGACGTTCAGGCATTCAGTTATCAAAAGAAAAAATACGAAATCAGCCATGCCGGTATTGCCGAGGCGTTGGATATCTGTGTGAAGAAAAACTTCGCCGAGCACCTGGAAAATCATAATTATTTGAAAAAGGTGATGATCGGGATCGCCGAACGCGAGGGCAAAGACAAATCCAAGTCCACCGAGAAGGATCTCCGCGCCCGCGAGGGAAAATCACTCGCCGGTTACAATCGACTAGAACAAGGGGTTGCAACCGAGGAGCCGGTGCAGTTGTCTAAAGAGCAAAGAGAAGCCAACCTGGAGCGCATCGGTAATATCATCAAAACCATCGGAGGCAAGTAATGCTGAATCCTGGTTATAAAATCATCGCCAAAAAACAAAAGATGGATTGTGATCCGGGGCAGCAGTTCCTTTGCCCCTTTTGTCAGCATATCATCCTGGAGGCAATGGCCGAACGTTTCCGGACGCGCTGTAAGAATTGTGGCCGCTGGGTCTATGCGGAAAAAATACAGACGGCGTAATTCGAGGTAAAAAAGGGCGTTCATAACCGCCCTCTTTTTTTGGTCTTTTTGCTGTTTGAATTGAGGTAAATTTTTTAATATAGAACAAAATAAAAATAATTGCAAATTTATTAAAAATAAAGCTTGCATTTTCATTATTCTTGTTTTATTGTGTTCTCGAAAGTTAATTGATCTTTATAATTTTTGAGCGGTTCGACCGCCTATATTTACAAAAAAGAGGCTCATGAAGCCCGGCCCCGGATTAAACTCCGGCGTCGGGCTTTTTTAGTTTCAGAACATAAGGGCGGGAATAACCACAAAAACAGGAGGCGTTATGTTTTTATTTGGATTGATTTTGGGAATAGTCATCACAATCGCGGCGCCGATTATCTACAAAAAATATAAACCGCTGCTGCCAACATGGTTAACAGAACAAGGGGTTGCAACCCCTTGCTCTAAGGGTGAAACATGAGAAACAGAACCTTTCACGTTTTTGAACAGGAAACAAAAAAATATCTGACGCGTTTCGGCCTGGTCATCTTGATTGCCGTTCCCGCCGTTTATTTCTCCCAGGGCGAAAATGCCCTGCGTATTATAGTTTATAAGGCCGCGCTGGCTTTCTTCGGGGTGGGCAGCGCTGAATTAATGTGGGCTGTATTTTTTAAACCTTATTATGGGCGCAGTGAGGAATTAGACCATGAAGAAATGCGCAGTATTATGGTTTTCCGCGGTTTGCTTTACGCTGCTGTCGTTATCGCTTTTACCCTCGGTTTGTAACGCAAGTGACACGCAGCGCATATCGGGCACGATCAACCGCTGCCTGAAGTATTGGCCGCAGGTTATTCGGGAAACCCGTTATCATGCCGGCATGGATGCTCCGGCGCATGATTTCATGGGGCAAATTGAAACGGAGTCTCGTTGTCAGGCAGGGATCACGGCTTTTGACGGCGGCGTAGGTTTAGGGCAGTTCATGCCGGAAACGGCAACCTGGCTGCAAGGTAAAGAGGAAGCCCTGCGGGATATCGCGGTAAAAGCGCAGCCGCAGGATCCCCGTTGGGCGATTCGGGCCCTGATTCTTTATGACAAGTACCTTTATGAAAATGTTGGCTGCACGGACTGGCATTATGCCTTTCGGGCTTATAACGGCGGGATGGGAACAATAAATCGGGAAATCGATAAAGCCGGGAGTTGCGACTACAAGGCCGTGGAAGCCTGCTGCCACCGGAGAATTTTGAAGACGGCAAATGGTCATCTTAATTTTTGCCAGGTGAACATTAGTTATCCCTACAAGATCCGCGCGGCGGGTAAAAAATATCAGGCGGTGTCGGTAAAATGAAAAAATCAACGATCATCATAACCATCATTGCTCTACTGGCAATCATCGCCGCCGTCTGGGGCTGGTACCGCCCGCCGGTGACGCTATCGAAAACGGAATATGTCAAAGTGCCGGAAATAAAAACGGTGACAAAAGTTAAGAGAGTGCGCGTCCCGGTTAAGGAAATTATCACTCTCGAAAAGAAAGAAGTGTCGGCAAAACTCCATCTATCTGAAGAAATTACCAACGACGACAACAAGCAAATAACCGCCACGGCGGAGATCCCGCCGTATGAAGGAAAAACCAACGTTATCGCTATATTCGATAAACAAAACAACACAACGCAGATCGATGCCAAGCAACAACAGCTTTCCTTTTTCGCCCTGGAAAATAAGCGGGCAATCGGCCTGCGCTATGGTTACGCTTCGATTGGTTCAGCAACCGACTCAGTGGTCGGCAGCGGAATGGAAGCGGATGTTTACGCCCGCTGGGATATTTTGAGGATCGGTGGCGTGCACGTGGGCCTTTATGGTGAGGTCACATCGGCTGGAGATGGCCGCGCGATGCTCAACGTGGAGTACCGTTTTTGATGGATGAGATTGATCGTGTCCAGGCAGCATCGGAAGTTTATCAGGAGGCAGCTCTACAGTTTCATCGGCACAAGAGAGCGCAAGAGCCGCAGCCGGAAGGAAACGCAGGAGAAAAACGCAAATGTATCGATTGCAAAGAAACCATACCGCGGGCGCGGATAGAGGCAAAACCTAATGCCGTGCGCTGTATCGGTTGCCAAAAAAAAGCAGAGCTGGAGGAAGCACTTGATGGATGAACGCTGGCAGATATTCTTGGCTCTTTTGAGCGTAGTGGCCGCGTGGGGCGTTATTATGGTCGCTCTTTTCAAACTGATGTTTAACAGCACGATGAAATCGCTGGAAAAACGATTAGAGGCGAAAATCGATGTCCTGGGGAGTGTTTCCGCCGACTGTCAGGCCTTAGAAAGAGATTTAAATCAACTCAAAATTGAACTGCCGTTGGCCTACGTCCGGCGGGAGGATTTTCTCCGGTTTGACATCGCGATCAACTCTAAACTGGACAAATTACGCGACCTGGTCGTGGAAGCATTACGGAGGGATAAAGCATGAATGGACTCAATATGGAGCAGGCCCGACGTTTAGAACTGCGCTGGCTGGTGCTTTTTGCATTGCACGAGACACAGGAAGTAGGATTTTCTGAACGGATGGCCCATATTGTGGTTGAGGATGTCGTGCTCGATGTGACGGCGCTGGAAATTCGGCGGGTGCTGGACTATCTGGCGGAGCGCAAAACAATCACGTTAGAAAAAAACAGGGCCATCTGGTTTGCCAAAATTAATCGTTTGGGCATTGACATTGTCGAGTACATCGTGGATTGCGATCCCGGAATCGCCCGGCCGAGGAAATGGTAGTTATGCCGCAACGATCAAAAATAAGTTTATTACCGACAGAGATTCGCGTTGAATTAGAGCGGCGACTGATTACCAGTGGTTTTTCTAATTATAGTAAAATTGCCCAGTGGCTGCGTGAGCAGGATGTCGATATTTCCCGGACGGCCGTTGCCCTTTACGGGCAGAAATTTGAGGACAAAATAAAGGCCGTTAAAGACGCGACGGATATGGCGATAGTGCTTACCGACCGCGTCGGTGATGACGCCGGGAAAATGAACGACGCCATCGTGCGGATGTACCAGGAGAAACTCTTTAAGGTATTCGCAGAGATGAAGGATCTTGATTCGGAGAGTATTGATTTTATTAAACTGGGCCGCGCCATTGCGGATGTGAACCGCTCCTCCTTATCTCAGAAGAAGTGGTTGGCGGAAGCGCGAAAGAAGGCCATTGAAGACGCCGCTAATTCCATCGAGGAAACGGCGAAGCAAGAAGGCGTATCACCGGCGACAATTAATAAAATTCGCAGAGATGTTTTGAAGATGGCGCAATGAAAAAAGGTAACGCCAAAATAATTCCGGTCAATCCGGACGGCCTTTTCCTGGAATTTCAGGAGAAATGGATTGTCGATCGCAATCGCCTGAAACTCATGGAAAAGGCGCGGCAGATCGGTATCTCCTGGAGCACCTCGTATGCCTGCACGGAGCGCACGGCAGCCGCGGGCGCGAGAAACGATCAATGGGTCTCCAGCCGTGACGATCTTCAGGCGCGGCTCTTTATTGAAGACTGCAAGATGTGGGCGCAGATGCTACATATGGCTGCCGAGGATCTCGGCGAAAAAGTCATCGACGAGCAAAACAAGATCTCCGCTTACGTGCTGCACTTCGCCTCAGGGAGACGAATCCACTCCATGAGTTCCAACCCCGATGCCCAGGCGGGCAAACGCGGGGCCCGCGTGCTCGACGAATTCGCCCTGCATCCCGATCCTCGTAAACTCTGGACAATCGCCTACCCCGGTATTACCTGGGGCGGCTCGCTGGAAGTTATTTCGACCCATCGCGGCAGCGCCAATTTTTTTAATCAGTTAATCCGCGAAGCGCGTGAGCACGGAAACCCTAAAAAGATCAGCATGCACCGCGTCACGTTGCAGAACGCTCTCGATCAGGGCTTTTTATATAAATTACAGCAGTCGCTACCGCAGGATGATGAAATTCAAGGCATGGACGAAACGCGATATTTCGATTTCGTTAAGTCCGGCTGTGCTGATGAAGAATCATTCCAGCAGGAATACATGTGCGACCCGGCGGATGATGCCTCGGCATTTCTGGAATATGATCTGATTGCCGGTTGTGAATATGCCGGGAATGATCCCTGGGAAATGGAATATGAGACAAAGACGCCGCGTCAACTCTATGCTGGACTGGATATCGGCCGCAAGAAGGATCTGACTGTTTTGTGGATCCTCGAACTCCTCGGCGATGTCCTCTACACCCGTAAGGTGATCACACTGAAAAAGATGAGCAAACCGGATCAGGAAAAGGTTCTCTTCCCCTGGTATCCTCTCATTAATCGCACGTGCTTCGATTATACCGGCCTCGGTATCGGCTGGGGTGATGACGCACAGAAAAAATTCGGGGAACATAAAATCGAACTCGTTACATTTACCGCGAAAGTCAAAGAGGCTTTGGCCTACCCGGTGCGCGGCAAGATGGAAGATAAAAAACTGCGGATTCCTTATGATCCGCATGTCCGGGCCGATCTCCGCGCCGTAACCAAGGAAACAACCGTGGCCGGGAATATCCGGTTTACTGCGGAACGCTCAGAGGAAGGCCATGCCGATCGCTTTTGGGCGCTGGCTCTGGCAATCCACGCCGCGTCTTCGTCTGCGGGACCGATTGAATTTCAATCTACAGGTAACCGCTGCGTCTCCCGCAGCGACAGTATGAATAATTTTATGAGGCAATAACATGGCAGAAGAGGCAAAAAAACCTAAAGTTACCACCGACGAAATCGCCACTATTCAAAAGGATTTCGATATTTACCTGGGCTGGATCAGAAGGCTGGAAAACCCTGATCCGGTACTGCGCACCGAGGCCTCCGGTCGCGGAATAAAACTTTATGATGAAGTTGATCGCGATGCCCACGCCTCCAGCGTTCTGCAACAGCGCATCCTGGCTATTGTCGGCAAAGAATGGGAGATCATCCCGGCTAAATCAGTAAACTCAAAACAAGGCGCCACTTCCACCGATCAAGACCAAGTTGTCGCCGATTACGTTTCTTCCGTTCTGGAAAATTGCAATTTTGACCAGGCCCGGCAGGAACTTCTCAAAGCGATCCTCTACGGCTTCTATAATGTCGAAATTATCTGGAAGGTGGAAAACGGCAATCTGGTCATCGGCAAACTCATCGGCAAACATCCGCGGCGTTTTGTCTTCACTCCGGAACGCGAGTTGCACCTGCTCACTCTGCAAGACATGATTGTCGGAGAAGCCCTGCCACCCCGCAAATTTATTACGTTCACTTATGGTGACAGTGATAATCCTTACGGCCGTGGCTTGGGCCAGCGCATCTGGTGGCCGGTGTGGTTCAAGAAAAACGGCATCAAATTCTGGATGATCTTCCTGGAGAAGT